ATGAAGAGAGAGTTTTTAGAGGGATTAGGTTTAGATAAAGATGCAATTGATAAGATTATGGCAGAAAATGGTAATGACATTAACGCTGAAAAGGCAAAAGCTATAGCCAAGGATGAAGAGATTAAAACTCTTCAAGAACAGATTAGTGTTGCAAATAAAGAGATTAAATCTTATAAAGATATGAATATAGAGGATATACAAAAGTCTGTTGAAACTTGGAAGGCTACTGCTAAGGAGCATGAAAAGGCACTTACTAATTTAAAGAATGATACTGCTTTAAAAGAGGCTATAAGAACTTATGGGTCTTTGGATGATGATGTGTTGATGAAGTTAATCAACAAAGAAAATATAAAGTTCAATGATGATGGTATAAGTGGACTTAAGGAGCAGGTTGAAGCTTTAAAAGAATCTAAGCCTTATCTTTTCAAAGACGATAGTAATAATGGTAGTGATAATAGATTTAATGCACATGAGCCTCCAACTCCTGAGGGTGGCGGAGCTAGTGCTATGGAATCTACGATAGCAAGTATATTTAGTAATTAAAAAAGGAGAGTAAATTATGGCAATTAACACAATTGAGTATTCAAAATTGATGATGAAACAATTAGATCAACAAGTGGTACAGGGGCTTACAAGTGGATGGATGGAAGCTAATGCGGGCCAAGTTATTTATAATGGTGGGGATGAAGTTAAGATTCCAAATATGTCTACTGTTGGTCTTGGAAATTATGATAGGGACAATGGATTTGTTCAAGGTGGAGTAACTCTTAAGTGGGATACTTATAAAATGACTCAAGATAGAGGGAGAACATTCCAACTTGATGCTATGGATGTAGATGAATCAGGATTTGTTGCGACAAGTGCTAATTTAATTAAAATATTTCAAGCTGAGCATGTAATTCCGGAAATTGATGCTTATAGATATTCTAAAATTGCAACTATTGCTAAAAAAGCTAGTAAAACGGAGGAAATAACTATAACAGCTGATAACGCAATTTCAAAGATTAGAGAGCATATAAGAGCAATTCAAGATGTTATAGGGATTGATAGTAAACTTATTTTGACAATGCCATCTTCAATTCTTGCTCTTATTGAGGATTCTCCTAAAGTGAGTAAGTCTATTAATGTTGCTGATTTTAAGCAAGGTGGGTTGAATTTTAAGGTAAAGACTATTGATGAGCATGTTATAAGGGTTGTACCATCGGCAAGATTAAAAACATTATATGATGTTAATGACGGTAAAACAGGAGGACAAGAGGCAGGTGGATTAAAGCCTAATAGTGAAGCTAAAGATATAAACTGGATTATAACTCCTCAAAATGTTCCTATTGCAATAAATAAGACTGATAAGCTAAGAGTGTTTACTCCTGATGTGAACCAAAAGGCGGATGCATGGAAGATTGATTTTAGAAAGTATCATGATTTATGGATTAAGAAACATAAAGAAAACCAAATTTTTGTTTGTACCGCTGAATAATAAGGGGGAAGATGATGAAACTTAGATTAGATAATTTAATTTATACAACTACAGATGTAGGGAAAATAGAACAGCTTGAAAGTTTAGGGGCTGTAGTTATTGAAGATGATTCAAAGGCGGCTAAGGTTGTTAATGGAACTGTTATAGAAGAGAATTCTAATTTGAAAAATTTAACTGTTTCTGAGTTAGAGGCTCTTATTGATGAAAAGGGCATTGATAGAAGTGGTGTTACCAAAAAGGCTGATTTAATAGCTCTTTTAGGGTAGGTGATTGGGTTGTTTGAAACTCTAAAACCTATGGATCCTTTTTTTGAGAGTATATATGCAAGTCAAATCCTTGATACTTTAAAGAAAACTGGATTTGAAAGTATTGACTCTGGTATAAATATTATTGCTTCTAATGAAGTTATGAGACTTAAGAATTTCTGTAATACTGAGTATGTGCCTGAAAGGTTATATTATCTGTTGTATGAAATGATTTTAGGGAGTTTTTTAGAAAATATGTATGTTTTGGGGAAACTTCCTGATGAGTTTGATATTGATAGTTTAGTTGGAAGGGTGCAACTTGGAGATACTTCTGTTGAGCTTAAGGGGTCAACAAATATTAATGATATGAGTGAGCAAAAACTTATGTACTGGATTGGACTTTTAAGGGGTAGATGGAAGAAAGAGGCGATAATATGCAGAAAGATAAGTTGGTAAAAAGGTATAGAAAAGCTATAGAAAACTTATACACTGGAGTGGCAAGTGTTGTTGTGAGAGAATCTGTTAAGAATCCTACAACTAAGGTTACTGAGTTTAAAGAGAAGACAGTTTATGAGAATATTGCTTGTAGATTGTCTTTTTCTTCTGCTAAGAATAATAAAGGAGAGTTTGTCACTGAGAGTGAAAGCGGCTTTACTCTTTTTATAGCTCCGGAAATAGATATTCCAATAAATTCTAAGATAACTGTTATTCAAAACGGATATACTTATAGTCTTATGAATGCAAGATTGAAGTCTTATTCTACGCACAATGAGTATTCTTGTGTAGAGTTTGTGAGGTGGGCATAGAATGAGTTTTGATATTAAGGAATTAGTGGCTTATAGGGACAAGTTAGTTTCTATAAGGGATAATCAAGATGTGATACTTGAGAGGGTTATTAAGGGTATTGCTGCAAGACTTTTAAGAACTGTTAAGTTAAATACTCCTGTTGGACAGTGTGATAAACCGGTATCTTTTATTGCATATAAAGGAACGGACAAGGAAACTTTGGTTAGTTTTACTCCTCATACAGGTAAGCTTGGCGGAACTTTAAGACGTGGGTGGTTTATTGATGGCTATACTAATTCCGGAGGTTATTACACTATAAAGGTTGTTAATAATGTTGAGTATGCTCCGTATGTTGAAAATGGACATAGGATAAAGAGAGATGGGAAAACCGTAGGTTGGGTTCCCGGTGTTTTTATGCTAAAGATTTCTGAACAGAAGATTGAAAAGCAAATTGATAAGTTTGTTGAGAATGAATTAAGGAAGGTGCTTGGATGATTAAGTTATTACAAGCGGTTGTGAATAGACTAGATGAGCTATTTCCTGAAACAAATATATATATTAAGGACACAGAGCAAGGTTTGATTGAGCCTTGCTTTTTTGTGCAGATTGTAAATACGGATATTAGTTTGGAGTTTCAAAGAAGGTATAGGGTGGATAGTCTTATAAATATTGTTTATTTAAATCAAAATGCTACTGCTTATATCAAAGAGGAAGTTGGGCAGAGGCTTATTTATGGAATGAGGAATATTAGACTTGAAACTGGTGGTGTTTATGGATTTGATGCTTCTGTTAAAAATACTGATTTTGAGGTGAATTTTACAATCAATTATAGGTACAACACTAAGGAATTTGTTGAAAAAGACCCGTATATGATGAGGATAGAAAATATTATTCATTATGCAGATGAAAAGCCATATAAAGAGGCTACTCAAAAAGATAACCCCGGCATGTGGGAAAGTGATTTACCTAAAGAGAGTAGAGGAGTTATTCCGGAGAAAAATATAAGGAATAATGGCAAATTAGATGAAGAAGATTTGATGTTTAAGAAGGAGATTAATTTATATGTCAAGGACTAAAAATGTTCCTAAATTAGAATTGGAAGATGCCAAGTATTCTAAAGATTCAATTTTAAGGGCGGAAAGGTTAGATTGGAACAAAGATTTATTAAAAGTCATTTTAGATGACGATAAAGAATATACTCTTGATGAAGTTGAAACATTAGTCAAAGAGTTTAATAGTAGGGAGGTAGAATAATGGCTTATGGAGCATTAGGGGGAGGTACTTTTTTAGTACAAAACAAGATATTACCAGGAGCATATATAAATTATGTTTCGGTTGCAAGAGCTTCTAACACTTTTTCAGACAGAGGGTATGCAACTATTGGTCTGGAACTTGATTGGGGAAAGACCGGGGAAATTATCACTATTGAGCCTCAAGATTTACAAAATGATTCTCTTGAGATTTTGGGATATTCTTATGTGCATGAGAAGATGAAACCTTTAAGAGACTTAATGAGTGGGGCTAAAACTTTATATCTTTATAGACTAAATGATGAGGGGGGAGCAAAAGCAACTGCAACTATTGGACAATTAAAGGTTACTGCTAAGCACAATGGAATTCGAGGTAATGACATCATGATAATCATTGAAAAGGATGTTGATACAAAGAATGCTTTTGTAATTACTACTAAGATGGGCGATGCAACTGTTGCTGAACAACTTGTTAAGGACTTAAAAAATATAGAAGGAAATTCTGTAGTTGATTTTAGTTTTGATGGAGAATCTTTGGAAATTACTTCAGGGACTAAATTGACCGGCGGTGAAAATGGCAAGGTTGTTGGCAAGTCTCATTCCAGGTATTTAGAAGAGATAGAAAAGTATGATTTTAATGTAATTGGTTATGCCGGGACTGATGATGATGTAAAGCTTCTATATAAAGAATTTACAAGAAGAATGAGAGAGGATGAAGGGATAAAATTCCAGTGTGTTGTTTATAAAAACAATAAAACTAAATCTAATTATAAAGGGCTTATAAATGTGTTTAATAGGGTTTTAGATGAGGATAATGAGGCTGCAGCAGTTTATTGGGTTGTCGGCAATGAATCGGGATGTAATGTGAATGCTTCAATTACTAATAAATTATATTCAGGAGAATATAAAATTGATACTAAGCTTAAAAAGCGCGAACTTGAACAGGCTGTAAAGGACGGCTATTTTGTATTTTATGAAAGAAATAAAGAAGTTAGAGTTCTTGAGGATGTCAATTCGTTTACTGAGTTTACTTTGGCACAAAATGTTGATTTTTCTAAGAATCAAGTTATTAGGGTGTTAGATCAAAGGGCTATAGATGGTGCTAAGATTTTTAACAAGCAATTCTTGGGTAAGGTTCAGAACAATGAAGACGGCAGAATTGGTTATTGGAATGAACTTGTTAAGCACGCAGAGACTTTAACTGAATTAGGTGCTATCGAAAATTATGAGTCTTCTGATACAACTGTTGAGAAAGGTCATGAAAAGGATGCTGTTGTTGTACATGATTATTTACTTCCTGTAATGGCTATGCAAAAACTTTATCAAACAATTCACGTGAGATAGAAAGGAGATATAGATGTCAAATATTAATCAACCAATTATGCACGCAAGAGAGCCGCTTCACGGGGCTGAAGGTGCTGCTTATGCAACTATAGAAGGTAGCAGATATTTACTTTTCCAGCTTAAGAATTTTGAGGGCAATTGGGAAAAAGGCAAGAGTGAAATACCAAGGCTTGGTACCAGAAAGAAGGGTAACAGGTCAAATACTTTATCGGGTAAATGGTCTGCTGATTTATATTACAATACTGATGTTTTTAGAAAACTTATAATGGTGTATGCTAAAACCGGAAGGGATATTTATTTTGATATTCAAATCACGAATGACGACCCTAATTCTAACGCGGGCAGACATACTGCTATTTTTAGGGATTGTAATATTGACGGAGCAGTTATGGCCAAACTTGATATAACTGCTGATACTTTAGAGGAAAAGATTTCAGGAACGTTTGAAGATTGTGATATGCCTGAAGAGTTTAATGTTTTAGAAGGGATGATATAAGATGAGTTTAACCGGTTTTTTTAAAGAAAATGTTGTTTCTGCATTTAATGAAAAACAAATTGTTGTCAGTGATAGGTTTAAAGATGAAAATGGAGAGGTTCTAAAGTGGACTATTAAACCAATGAAAGCAAGTCAGATTTTAGAGGCTTCTGATAATGCTGTTGTAACTAGGGGAAGAACTGCAGAGTTTAAATCTTCTCAATATTTTTTAGGGATAGTTATAAACAGTGTTGTTTATCCTGATTTAAATAATGCTGAGTTACAAGATTCTTATGGAGTAATGGATTCGTACTCTCTTTTAAATGCTATGTTAAATGCTGAGGAGTTTCAAAGACTTCAAACTGAATGTAACAAGATAAATGGCTTAGATAAAACTTTTGAAGATTTAAAGGATGAGGTAAAAAACTAATTAGGGAGGATTTGGAAACCTCCCTTTCTTATTATGTTTTTGTGGCTACAGAATATAAAATAAGACCAACTGAATTTATAAAAATGAGTAAGGCGGAGCAGGCCATGTATGTTGCTATGCTTGAGAAGTATGCTGAAGATACGAAAAGAGGTGAGAGTTAATGGGTTTAATTGAGTCTACAATTGCTTTACAAAACAGAATGACTCCTGTTTTAAACAATGTTATTAATTCAATGAATATTGTTATTGCAAGTGCAAATAAAATTGAAAATGCAACGGACAATATGTTCAATGTTGAGGATTTAAGATCTGCAAAAAAAGCTCTTGATGATGCAGAATTTCAATTAAGAGATATTGAAAATAATACTAATAGAGCAAAGAATGCACAGGATGAGTATAATAAATCAATTAATGTCGGTGTAAAGGGAGCTAATAAATTATCGGGGGCTATTAAGACAGTTGTTGCGACTTATGTATCTATGGCAGGAATGAAGTTATTAGGTGGATTGTCTGATGAGTTAGTTTCTGCTAAGGGAAGGCTTAGTGCTTTGGTTGAGTCTGAAGAAGAATTTATAAAAGCTCAAAAATTGATTTATGAGTCGGCTCAAAAGACGGGGTCTATATATATTGACCAACTAAATACAGTGGCTAAGCTAGGTGGGCAAGCTAAGGAGGCTTTTGGTAGTTTAGAGGAAGTAATTAAATTTCAAGAGTCTATTAATATGATTTTTGCAACTGCCGGAACCGGTGTGAACGAGGCTAAAAATGCTTCTATACAATTGACTCAAGCTCTCTCTTCAGGGGTTCTTCGTGGTGATGAACTCAACTCCATTTTTGAACAATCTCCTCAATTGATAAGATACATTGCTGAGTATTTAGGAGTTCCTATCGGGAAGATTAGAGAGCTTGCAAGTGAGGGTAAACTCTCTGCAGATGTTGTTAAGAATGCAATTTTTGCAAATTATGATGAAATCAACTCAGCTTTTGAAAATACTCCAAAGACCTGGGGAAGAATTTTTACCGAGATGAAAAACGAGGCTGTATCAAAGCTTGAGCCGGTGCTTGTTCGTTTAAATGAGTTTGCCAATAGTGAAGATTTTATGATATTTAGACAAAATGCAATGGAAAATTTAGGGATTGTTTTAAATGGATTGGGATGGATTATAGAGAAATCTATTCTACTTGCTAATACTATATCTGACAATTGGGGTTTTATTGAATCTATTTTATATGGGATTGCGGTCGCTTATGGTGCTTGGACTGTCGCTACAACGATTCAAACTGTTGCTCAAAATGGATTAAATATGGCAATTTTAGCTAATCCAATTTTTTGGTTTGCTGCCGGGATTGGAATTATTATTATGTTTTTAGCTCGTTGGGTTAGGTCTGTTGGCGGTGTTCAAGTTGCACACTTGATATTAAAGGATAAGTTACTTTCTACTTATGAGGCTATTCAAATAGGTTTGTTGATGGTTCAAAATCACTTTGAAGAGTCTAGAATATATATTTCTGTAACAACAACTCGACTTGTTAATAGTATTTTAAATGGCTTGGGATATTTAAAGGTTCAAGGTTTAGGAATTATAGATTCATTTTTAAATGGAGCTATAGACGGAGTGAACCGTTTAATAAATTTTGCCAATAATATTCCGGGGATAGCTATTGAAACTGTTGAGCATGTAAGTTTTCAAGCCGATGCGGCTACTCAAGAGGCAGCAAAAAAAGCTGAAAGAGATAGTAAGTTAGAAGAGTTAAATAAACAGTACGAAAATATAAAGATTAAAAATCAAGCTGAAATTCAAGCTTTGGAAGCTAAGAACAAAGCTAATCAAGCTCAGAGAAATAAAGATATTTTGGATTTAAAGGAGAAAAAATCAAATGAAAGGGAAAAAGCTTCTGATGGTTCAAATATGGCCAGTTCTAAGCCTGATTTTCTTTCTAATATACCAAGTGCTTCTGAGCTTTTAGAAATTAAAAATGCAGCTAAGGGTACTGAGAAAAACACTAAGGCTCTAAAAGATGGTATTGAAGTTAAGAATGAGGATATAAAATATTTAAGAGATTTAGCAGAGAGAAGGACCATACAAAACTTTTCTTTTGATAAGATTGAAGTTATTGCGAACAATACTTTTGGTGATGTTCACGAGACTGTGGATTTAGATGGTTGGGTTTCTGATTTAACTGATAAATTAGGAGAAGCAGTTTCTACAACTATGGGAGGTATTGCGGCTTATGAATAAAGGATATGATTTTTATATTGATGACTTACTACTTCCTATAACACCTGCAAAGATTAATACGAAGATAAAGAATAAAAATAAAGTTGTAACTCTGTTAAACGGCGAAGAATTAAATCTTTTAAAAAAGCCGGGATTAACAGAGTTTAATTTTGAATTTAGAGTTCCTTCTGATGAGTTTCCGAGTGTTAAAGCTTTTGTAAGTCCTCAAAGTGTACTTAATAAACTACAGGATTTAAAGGTTAATAAAAAACTTTTCAATTTAAGATTTTGAGGAGTAAGTATCAAAATAATCTCAATGATTCTATTAATAAATCTGTAACGTTGGAAGATTATGAAATTTTAGAAGATGCTGAAAATGGCATGGATTTAATTATTTCTATTTTTTTAAAGCAGTATATTCCATTAAAAACAAAGATAATAAATGTAAATGCTGATAATAATTCAAAGTTGGAAGCGGGAGAAGGAAATGTTCCGATGAAAGCCAGAAGGCTTGATAATAGTTTGGCATCTAATGTTATTCATGGGATTAAAGAGAATGTGTCTAAATTTTTAGATACTGTTATGGGCGTAAAGAAATGAAAAAAGATAGATTTAAAGTGATTGTTGACAATCAAGGAAAGGTTCAAGAGGTATTAATAGAGGGCATAATCCAAGTTACTTGGTCAAGAAATGGTGCTCCCGGTAAGATGACTTGTAATATTGTTAAGGATGAAAATTTGGATTATCAAGAGGGTAATCCTATAGCTTTTTATGTGGATGGAGAGGTTTTCTTTTATGGTTATGTTTTTTCTAAGTCGAGAGCAGGTGAGCAGGTAATAAGTACTACTTGTTATGATCAACTTAGGTATTTAAAGAATAAATCAACTTATCAGTATAAGGATTGGACTTATGGGGAGTTACTTAAAAATATTTGTGCTGATAGAAATCTTCAAGTGGGGGAAATTGATGACACAAAATTTAAGATTCCAGGAAGAATTGAAGTGGATAAAGAGTTTTGGGAGATTTTAAAGTTTGCAAGTGATATGACTACTGCAAGTACCGGTAAAATCTATGTTTTGTTTGATAAGGGTGGAAAGATTTATCTTAAAAACATTGAAAACATGAAGATTAAAGATGTCATTGATTATGATTGTACTGAGGATTTTATTTATGATACTTCTATTAATTCTAACAGTTACAATAGAGTCCACTTAAAGCTTTTAGATGACAATAAAAAGGAAATAAAGTCTGCAACTGCTGAGGATAAAGAATCTATAGCTAAGTGGGGTTTACTTTCTTATTCTGATATGACTAATAATGAGGAAGTTGATATTGAGGCTAAAGCAAAAGAATTATTGAAAATTTTCAATAGAAAACATAGAAGATTAAGGCTTAAAAATATAGTTGGTAGGCCTGATGTAAGGGGAGGCTCTTTAGTGCCTGTTCAAATGTTGGGGATTGGAGATATTGATATTAATTCTTTGATGATGGTTGATTATGTTACTCACAAGTTTTCTGAGGAACATCATTTTATGGATATTGAAGTGTTTAATAAGGATATTAGTCCGGAGATTGCACCTCAAAAGCTTGAACAAAAACAAAAAAGTTCATTTGATGGAAGTACAAAAGTACTCGGGAATTATGATGGCTCTAATGGAGTAGTTAAAGCTGCAAATTCTTATTTGGGTAAGCCTTATGTTTGGGGTGCAGCAAGTTCTAGTGCTGTTGATTGTAGTGGTCTTGTAATGCAAGCTTATAAGGCTAATGGAGTTAAGTTTCCTGATAGAATGACTTCACGTAGTTTGAGTTGTAATCCTAAGAGATATGGATTTGTTGAAATACCTTTAAAACAGGCAAGCCCTGGGGATGTGATGTGGAACAAGGGACATGTTGCTATTATGTATGATGGTAAGAATGTAATTGAAGCTTCACAAACTAAGGGTAAGACTGTAATTCAAACAGCTTGGAATAGAAATAAAAACTTTACTCGTGCTTTTAGGTATGTTGGAGGATAATATGAGCGAATTTGATGCGAATAAATTAAAGGACGTTATTTCTAATATAGCTGCCGATTATGTATCATCTCTTACATTTTCAAGTATAGTTCATGCTAAGCTTGAAAAATTAGTTCCTCTGACTTTTAAAAGGGATGATGATGTTGAATTGAAGGAAGAGTGGTTGGTTGTTCCAAAGTATAGGAAGTTTACTGAGGAAGAGATTGGCCATTCTTTTGTGTTTCAGTCTAATCAGGAGGGGCAAGTTTGGTACTATCTTTATGAGGCTTCAAGCCCTCAAGGCTCAAATGGAGTGGATTATTATTTTGATGGGACACATAAGTTAAAAGGTAGGGTTAAGTGTAATTTAAAGGGCAATTGTTCTGATGGTTCTACTACTTTAGTTACTGAGGGAACAATTGAACTTTTTGAGGGAGAGATTATTGAAATTAAGCATGATAAGGGGATTAAAAAATGATACCTGAACAAAATGATATTAATTTAGCTATGCAATTGGGTTTGGAAGAAAAAGTTTCTCCTGCTAAGACTTATAGAATGCATATTAATTCAGAAAGAATATATGGCAACATAGATGGTAAAGAGGCTCTAAAACAGATGATTTATAAAAATTTAAATACTGAGTATGGGGTGCACTTAATTTATCCTACTTTTGGGATGCCTTTACAAGATTTATTTGGAAAGCCGAAAAACTTTGTCTATGTAGAGCTTATAAGAAGGATTGAGGAGTGCTTAATAAAAGATGACAGGGTAAATTCTGTTATTAATTTTAAGTATTTAAAAGATAAATCTTTAAGAGATGAATTAAGTATTTCTTTTACTGTTAATTCTGTCTATGGAGAAATTGAAATTGAAAATACGTGGAAGTTTGATTATGACAATATTTAAGTGAGGGGGTGTGTTATGGCTCAAAGAGAATATAAACCACAGTTTGATGAATTCTCAGCTGATTTTTTATTGGAGAGAATGTTATCAAGAATTGATGAGTTTAGGGATAAGAGGGAAGGTTCTATTATCTATGATGCTATGGCTCCGGCTTCTGTTGAGCTTTCTTTGGTTTATATGACTTTAGATTGGATATTAAAAAATACTTTTGGAGATACTGCAGATAGAACAGGTCTTATTGCGATAGCTAAGGATAGAGCGTTAACTCCTTTTCCGGCAAATCAGGCAATAGTTAAGGGGGAGTTTAATATAGAGATTCCTATTAATGCCAGGTTTAATTTTGATAATCTTAATTTTATGGTTACTAAATTTTTAGAGTATAAAAAGGACTACTATTATTATGAGCTTATATGTGAAGAGTATGGAGAGGTAGGGAATGTGCCTCATGGGAAATTGATTCCTATAGACAGCATAAGAAATTTAAAGCATGCTTTTATAGTAGGAGTAATTAGACCAGGGGAAGAGGAGGAAGACACTGAAGATTTTAGAGAAAGATATTTTAGGCATATCCATACTAATGCGTATGGTGGGAATATTGATCAGTATCTTGATTGGTGCCATGCTATTGAGGGTGTAGGTGGAGTTAAGGTGTATCCTGTTTGGAACGGAGGCGGAACTGTAAAAATAGTTTTTAGTGATTCTAAGTTTAATGTTCCTTCTAAAGAATTGATTGGTAAGGTACAAGAGGTTTTAGATCCTGTTGCTAATCAACAAAAGGGATATGGGCTTGCTCCAATTGGACATCTGGTTACTGTCGAAGGGGTTAAAAAGAGAGAAATTAAAATTTCTTTGAATGTGACTTTACAAAGTGGAGGTTCAAAAGATGGGCTAGATGAAAAGATTAAAAATTTATTAGAACCTTATTTTTTACAGATGAGAAAGGAATGGGAAAAAGAAAAGTCCACAGTTATCAGAATTTCTAAATTAGAGTCTTTAATCCTTGATATTGAAGGGGTTGTTGATATTTTTAATACAAAGCTTGAAGGGTTTGAACGAAATGGAGTTTTAGAGGAAAATGAAATTGCTTTTTTAAGTGCGGTGGTAGTTAATGAATGATAAAAGAAAGATTGAAAAACTTTGGTATTTTGATACTGAGGAGGATTTTTCAGGCAGGGCACTTGAGTTAAAAAGAAAAGTTGATTTAGCTTATTATAATGATTATGAAACTATTGCGAAATCTCCTGATTGGGTGGATTGGACAGACAGCGAAGACCTTGAGTTTGATTTTTTAGCTAGAAGAGTACTTAAAACTTATGCTGATAGGTTTATTTTACAGGCTAGTGAGTATGGGATATCAAGATATGAAAAAATGCTTAGAATTGAACCGGAGAGGGAAGAAGGTTTAAATGAGCGAAGAAAGAGGGTTTATTTGTTATGGAACAGGAAAATAAAATGGACACACAGGACATTAGTATCTTGGCTAAATGAATGGTTCGGGAAGAAAAATTATACTCTTGAACTTGCATATAATGAATATGGAATTAATTTTCAATTGTTTGTTAAAAGTGGAATAGTTGATGAAGCAAGTATACTTAGAAATTTAAGAATGATTGTCCCAGCTAATTTATGGATTAAAATTAGTTATGCTTTTTCTGCAGAAGTTCAAATTGTATCTCAGTATGGCACATATAATTATGTGTCTTTTTTATGTGGAGAACATCCTTGTGGAGATATTCCTTATACTTATGCAGAAGCACAAAGAGTATCTTCTGATTTGAAAGTTCAAGTAGGAGTTAATATTTCTAAAAACTATTATCCTACAGTTAACAAGATAAAAAGCGGAGATGTCGAAGGAGAGATAACCGGAATAATCTATCAAAGTAATTTAGATGATGATAGAGTGTTTAGCTTTGAGGGAGGTAAAGATGTTAAGTGAAAAATTTATTGAAGACATAACTAAATATATTGAGTCCAGAATTGATAGTGCTGAAATGATAATAGACCAAAAGAAAGAATCGATGGAGATTTTAAAGACGGAAGTTAAGGGAAATATGCTTAAAGTTTTTTTAAATGCAAGTTCTGGTAAAGGTCATGTTTCAGACATTAATATTTTAGATGAAAAAAAGCAAATTTTAATTTCTAAGCCTGACAGTATTTTAAAGACAACTGGATACGGGTTGGTTGTTGCTTTTTATATTCGATTACAAGAGGTAGAAGTTGACGACCCTATAAATATTTTTGATTTAGTAAAGGAGAATGTAAATGAATAATTTTAACTTGAGGTCGTATTATGCACTTAAAAAAGATGAGGAAAACAATAAATTTCTTGACAAGAACAGGCAACAGTTTTTAGGTGAAGAATTAAAACTTGTTTTTTGGTACGACAACATAGCTGAATTTGGAGATGTGAAGAAAGAAACAATTGTTGCAAACAATAAAGATGGCACACAACTTGTAAGACATGAAAGATTTGATGGCAATGTTTTTCAACAGGGTACTTTTGTCAATGCTGAAAATCTTGGGAGAATGGAATGGAACGATATTATCAATTTTGTTAATGTAAAACATTTAGCAGAGATAGTAAATAGATTAGATATACAGGTTGCAACTCTCCTAGGACAATCTTCAAATAATATGAGTTATAACGGGTTTGTCGCAAGTGCCGCAAACATAAATACCGATATTATAATTCTTGAGGGTTGGTATGATGAAGTTAATGGTAGGGGTGTTATTTGATGTTTCCCAAAATCATTGGAGGGTTTTTAAATCTAACTCAAAAATGCAATTTGAAATGTAAATATTGTTTTGTGGTACAAAGACCACTTGAAATGGATTATAAGACTGCAAAAGATGCGGTAGATTTTTATGCCAAAAATGCTTTAGAAGCTTTGAAAGTGCCAAGTATAAATTTTTTCGGTGGAGAACCGATGTTAAAGTATAAAGAAATTATAAAGCCTATAACAGAATATATCAGAAAAACCTATGGAGATTATGATATTGGAATTACAACTAATGGAACTCTATTAACTGAAGAAAATTTGAAGTTTTTTAAAGACAATAATGTTGGTGTGCTTATGTCTTGTGATGGTAATAGAGAAAGTCACAACTTAATGCGACCTTATCATTCAGGAAAAGGAAGTTATGATGATATAGACCATAAATTATTTTTGAAATATTTTCCAAACGGAGCTTTTAGACCAACAATTGACCCACGAAGTGTTGCGTATTTATTTGAAAATTATTTATGGGCCGAACAAATGGGTTATAGGCAAATGACGGGGATTGTCAATGTGTTTGAAGATTGGACAGATGATGAGCTTAAGGTTTTGGAAAATGAACTAAATAAAATTGTTGATTATATTGTTGAAAAAAAGAAAAATAATGAATTTTATGTCAAATATTCTGAAATGGACAATATGAAAGAACAAGCGAATCTTATTAAAGATCCGAATTATTATAGAAGTAAGAAAGCTGACATAGTAGGTTGCGGGAATTGTGGGATTGGCTGCACTGGGTATGGCTCTGTTGGAGCCACGGGAGATTTGTATAGTTGTCAAGAGATGACAGAAAACAAAGAATGTAAAGATTTTATTATTGGAAATATCTACACTGGAGTTGATGACAAAAAAAGGCTTGAGATAGCTTCTAAATTTCATCATCACAAAGTTAAGTCAAGTGAAGACGGAAGATGTGAAAAGTGTATGTTAAATCAAGTGTGTGATGGGGGTTGTGCTATTAACAACTATTTTAAGTATAAAAATTTGAATGTTGCTGATAGGGCATATTGTTTTTATAAAGAGCAATGCCTTAAAGGATTTTTAAGAATAGAGGAGGTAAAATAATGGGTTGTGGTGGAAGAAATTGCGGTAGTGCTGCTGAAACTGGTATAGGTGATGATTGCGTATGTATGAGCGGTCAAAACTGCTATGAAAGTAGCGGGTGTGGATATTGTGAAAGATGTGAGTCTTGTGAATCTACTTGTGAAAATAGTTGTCAGACCACTTGTGAAAAAGGGTGCCAATCTGATTATCAAAAAAATACACCTCCTAGACTAAGTGGGGGGATTAGAGTTTCTCCTATACCAATAAGAGGCGGAGAAATTATACAAATTAGCTGGAATAATGGTAGCGATTCTGAAAGTAATTTAAGTCATTATGTAGTTGAGAGGTCTTTAAACAATGGCATTTATACAACGATAGAATCTAGGGCAAAAAACACTCGAACATCAGACACTGTACCAAAAGGAACTGTATCTGTTAGATATAGGGTAAAGGCAGTAGATATTTATGGGGCACAATCTTCTTCTATTTATGGCGAGATGTTAAGTGTTGTAAATAATACAGCTCCCGTGATTTCTGGAAGTGATTTAGATTTAGGAAGTAAGCAATCTGATTTTACTGTAAATTATATGATTACTGATGTGGATGATGCAGACTCAGTAACTGTTACTATTCAAGTGGATGATAAAGTTTTACAAAAAGATGTTCCCACAACTCTTGGGATTTCTAAAGAGATAAGAATAAAAATTAATGAATATGAGCTTGGCAGACATGATATAAAAGTAACTGCAAAAGATAAAGAAGGGCTTACAACTACTAGAACTTTCACATTCACAAAAACAAATACAGCTCCCGTGATTTCGGGGATTGATAAAAATTTGGGGAATAAGAATTCAGCTTTTACTGTAAATTATACCGTTGTTGATGAAAACGGAGATAAGGTTGATGTAATTGAAAGGTTAAATGGGAAAGTACTTAGAAATGTAAGCAACATAGGGAAGGATAAGCAATTTATAACAATTAGTACTGAACAGTTACAAGGACTTGAAATTAATCAAACAAATACTATTGAGATTGAAGCTAAAGATTCTAACAATGCAGTAAGTTATAGACGTTTCATTTTTAGGAGAAGTAATTTTGCTCCCGTGATTTCTGGAAGTGATTTAGATTTGGGAAATAGAGATACAGAGATATCTTACAAGTATTCAATCACAGACCAAGAAAATGATGAAGTGAATGTAAAAGTTTATCTTGATAATAAATTAGTTGTAAAAGAATTTAAGGCTACAAATAAAAAGCAATACACATATGAGGTAAAAGGTTTTGAGTTTTTAAAAATACCTTATGGGAAAAGGACTATAAAAATCGTTGCTACTGATAGTAATGGTTTATCTTCTCAAAGGATTGTTTCTTTTACAAGAACTGCTAAAAAACTTGTAATGCAATTAAAAGAGCCTCGTATTACTGATGTACTTGCAAAGAAAGTTTTGGTTATTCCGGGTTGGTTTGTCGCGCCGGGAGCAATTTCAAAAGTTGAAGTTTGTAACAATGCTTTTGATTATTCTCCTACTTGGGAAGACGCGACTGTTGTAACTAATGAGGGGAGAGCTTTTAATTTTGTAAATAAAAGAGCCTCGTCAAGTAAATTTGGTGTGAATATAAGGCTTACTATTGAAAAAGGTAAAGCAGTTCAGCGAAGTTATATTACAACGATAGGAGGTAGTGTTGAATGATAGAGTTTAATCACAAGGCTGTAAGTGAAATTCAAGCACAAAGAAAGCTTGAGGAAAAAGGGGATTTAAAAGAACAGGTTTCTTATTTGGGCAGTGTTGTAGAGAGCAAGACACATGATTTAAATAAGGTTGGTGTTGAGATGACTATGATGGTGCAAGAAATGCAACTTGCAAGTGCTCAAGCTATTGCCGAGTTAACATCTATGATGGCGGGAGGTATGACAAATGTTTAAGTTTACTAATGAAAGTATGGTAGTAAAGGCTTGGGTTAATTTAATAGTAGCTAATGAAAAGACATTAGATGATGTTCCAAAACTTTGGAATCTTAAAGAATGTGTACAAGATGTTTTAAACAGTTTAAAAGAGGAAGGAGGGGAAATAGATGCTTAAGTTTAATAGAGATAGTATGATAGTAAAGGCTTGGGTCACTATGATTATGGCTGGTGTTTACAGAGTTGAACAAGTGCCTACAGTTTTTGACATTAAGGCTGCTGTAGAAGAAGTATTAAAGGAGTTGCAAGCGTAAATGAAAATCATTCAAGAGGGAAGATTTATTTTTAATAACGGAAGTAAAGCAGAGCTTGATAGTTCTGGGCTGGTGCTTTTAAAGGGTGAAATAGCTTTTGAACAAGATACGCAACTTATGAAAGTCGGAGATGGAGAAACACCATACTCCGACTTACCATATTTAAATCAAGGTCCTAAGGGAGACAAAGGTTTAAAGGGAGATAAAGGAGATGTAGGAAACTCTCTTACTATAAAAGGCACTTTGGAGAATGAAAGTGGATTGCCATCTAATCCCGAAGATGGGGATGCTTATATGATAGGGGGGAATTTACACGTTGCGTACAAAGGTAAATTTACTAATGTAGGTAGAATTCAAGGACCTAAAGGAGATAAGGGAGAGCAAGGCAAAGCAGGACCACGTGGAGAAAAAGGGCAGACTGGGGAGAGAGGTCCTATTGGCCCGCAAGGCTTTAAGGGCGATAGAGGAGAGACAGGCAAAACCGGTGAAGCTTCAAAAATAGTTAGAACAAATGTTGATGATAATGGTGATACTAAGATTGAGTTTAATGATGGTACTATTGTAACTATCAAAAAAACTGATTTAAATTTTTTAAATCAAATTTTTGATGATATTACTAAACAGCTAGCTAATAAAGCTGATAAAACTGATATAAAAACTAAATTATCAGAATTAGCAGATGATGACACACACAAACTTGTTACAAATACTGAAAAATTTAATTGGAATAACAAGCAAGATAAGCTATTAGCAAGTGACACGATAATAATCGGTACGGACAATAAAGTTGAAATCAATAATTTAAAGGGACTAAGTGTAGAGCGTTGCAAAACAGATGGGTATAATTCTGCAACACCATGGGAATCTGTGGATAAAACTCGTGATTTAGAGGATTGGATTGGAGATTTTGATAAACGTACAAGAGAGTTAAAAAATAATAAGGCAAGTATTGTCGATAATTTAACTACTGGCGGAACTGATAAGGCTCTTAGTGCGGAACAAGGTAAGGAACTGAAGAGACTTATAGATACTAAACCGAATCAAGATACAACTTATTCAGAAGCTACAATGAGTAAAAGTGGACTGATGAGTTCAACTGACAAAAAGAAAATAAATGAACTTCCAAGTAATTTTTTTGATCTGTCAGAGGGGGATAAAGATTTAAATAACATAACTAAACCAGGTTGTTATTATATTTCAAATCCAACAGCAAATAAGCCTCCTACAAGTAATAGTTATATAGCTTTAATAGTAACTAATACTACAAGTTTTAGTGGAAGTTATGCACAACAAATCGCTATATCAGAAGATACAAATGAATCTAAAATATTTTTAAGGAAAAAATATAATAGTACATGGTCTAGTTGGAAGGTTATTGGTGGAAATAGTGATGAAGTAGAGCAAGAAAATATAACAAGTGGAGTTACAATTTATAAATATGGCAAGGTTATTTCTTTATATATTAATAAAGAGGTAAGATTCGAGCAGGGTGGTGCAAGACTTTGTTATCTAGGAGATAATTATAAGCCTATGGATCTAGTTACTGTTCAATGCTCTGGAAGTGACATTGCGGTAAGAACCTCTGGAGAGGTAGTTGTTTTTGGCCCACCAGATGCGTATAGACTCGTTCAGGCTGTAGCTACTTATGTAATTCGCTAATTAAGATTTAAATTACTTCAACTAAGGAATTAGCTAAATGAAAAATATATTTAAGGAGCCTATAATTAAGCTATTATTTATTTACAAATGCGTGTAAAATGATATAATTATCTTAAGGGGATGATTATATGGCAAATGTAAATTTAAATATTAGACTGGAAGAAAATTTAAAAAATGAATTTTCAAGGGTTTGTGATTCTATGGGGATGAGTATGTCAACTGCATTTAATGTATTTGCTAAGGCTGTTGTTAATGATAGAAAAATTCCTTTTGAGATAAAAGAAACAAATCCTATAGTTGCAGAGTTTGACAATATGGATGATTTTAAAAATTTTGTGGATAGTTTATGAAAAGAAAGATTCAAATTAGGTCTAGCTTTAAAAAAGATTTAAAAAAGATAAAAAAGTCTGGGCTAGATATAGAAAAACTATATTTTGTTGTGGAATGTTTGGCAAATGATATAGTTTTAGATGGAAAATATAAAGACCATAAATTGATAGGCAATTATACAGGGTGCAGAGAGTGCCATATCGGACCTGATTGGTTGTTGATTTATGAAAAGGTAGAAGATAGTTTAATATTAATTTTAAATAGAACCGGTTCACATAGTGAATTATTTTAGAGAATAGGCAATCCTTAGGGGTTGTCTTTTTTAGTGCTTAAAAACGGGGTGAATTATGGATGAAAAACAATGTGAAATATATAGACAGCATCTGTTAGAAAGAGTTAATAGGAATGAAATAAGAATAAACGACCACTCAAAAAGGATTGATGTAATAGAGCAACACAACAGTAGAACTGACATTAAGATAGAAAATTTAATAGATAAAATGGATAGTCTTATAACAACTTTACGTTGGGGAATGGGACTAGCAGTAGGAAGCTTTGTAGGCTTCTTTTTTTATGCAGTTCAACACGGGATATTTAAATAGGAGGTAAAAATGTTAGACAGGAAAAAAGCAGAAATCTTTATAAAAGAAGCGCTTAAATATGATGGCGATAGATATTCTCAACCTAAAAGACTTCAAAAAGGATTCTCCGATTGTTCATCATTAATACAAAAACCGCTTAATACACTTGGATGGAATACACGTCCAGGTGTTTCTGTTACTACACATAGAATGGGTGTAGAGGGAGATAGCAGATTTAGAAGAATTGATATGTCAGAGTTAGAACGTGGGGATCTTGTATGGTATAGAAATGATAAGAACGGTAAATACTTTGGCCATGTTGGAATTTATTTAGGCAACAATAAAGTTTTTGAAGCTATCTATGCTGGAATTTCAACGTATCCATTAAGTAGAATAAGATGGCAACGTGCATATAGAGTTGTTGCACTTGAGACGAAAAATAATGCAAGACCAGAAGTTACTACATTTAATGCTACAGGTGTTGTTAGAGCTGCAATATTAAATGTTCGTTCTTCTAATACAGTCAATTCAGATAAATTAGGACAACTTAAGAAAGCTCAAAAAATAAATATAATAGGTAAAGCTGATAGTTGGTTTGAAATTGAATATAAAGGTGGAAAGGCTTTTGTATCTGGTGCGTATGTTGATCTTATAAATGATAAACCAATTGAGAACATACCTATAGTTTTAAACGGTAATGTGATTAAAAAAGGTTACATTATAGATGGTACAACTTATATGGTTGTAAATGGAAAAGAAAAGGCCGTTAGACAATCTTTTGAAAGTATGGGGGCAAAAGTAGAATGGAGAGAAAACAAAGTTCAAATCATTATGTAAGACACAGACGAAAGAAAAGAAAGTCAAATTACAGTAAGTTTTGGGTTTCAACTATAATTATGCTTAATGTTATTTTTGTAGTGGCTATAATTTATCTATTTAATAATACAGGAGGAGAACCAAGTACGTTAATTACAGCTTGGTTTTCATTCTCTACAGTTGAATTATGGCAACTAGCAAGAATAAAAGTGAAAAACTTAAAATGAAGAAAAATTGTCAGAAATAACAATACTGACAACACAAATTATGGAGAATGGGGTTAATAAGCAATATTAGCCTTATATTTTAATTTTTAGATTTAAGACAAGGAAATATATTAATTAAATTTTTAAAAGCCTTATATTTGATTATATGAGGTGTATTTTATTAGGAGAGTGTAAAATGAAAGACGTTTTGACGATAACAAATATTTTTTATGTTATTTTAAGTTGTTTGAGCATTTTGATTGTAAAAATCATAATTCCGCTTTTGAAACAGAAGTATGGTAAAGAAAAAATCAATAACGCATTAGAGGTTGTTAAGATTGCAGTCAATGCTGCCGAACAAATTTATAATAAACGTGGCCAAGGGGATTTAAAGAAAGAATATGTTATTCAATATTTAAAAGACAAAGGTATTAAAATAAAAGATGATGAACTTGATGCCATGATTGAAGCTTGTGTATTAGAGTTAAACAAGTGGAAAAAAGAAGTTGAAGCACAGCCTATTATCAATGTTGTGAGTAAAAGTGAATAGTATAGTTTTCAGAGAGTAGAGATTTAAAAGTTTCTACTCTCTTTTTTATTGCAGAAAAAATATTAGAAATGGGTATAAAAATAAAAAATAGTACTTGACAAAACAAAAGTTGTTGATAAGTATTTTATCTTATCCACAGTATTTTTTAAACGTATTTGATATAATGAATAGGCATAAAATTATAGAAAATGGTTGGAAATATGTGTAACTCTAAATTAAATTTATATCATTGCAATTTAGATAGAATTATATCTAAAGTAATAGCTGAAAAATCTTATAACTTAATGAAGTCAAAGGGTGATAAATATTGGCTAGGAGATGGCATTTACCTTTGGGATAATTTATCAAATGCTAAGTATTGGAAAAAAGATAAAGAAAGAAAATGTGGAAACGATATTTATTCTATATGTGAGCTTAGTGTGAATTTAGATTATCTTTTAGACTTTACAGATAGTGATATTAGAAAATATTTTGAAAAAATTTTTGAACAAGTTTATTTGTCCAATCCAGCCATAAGAAAAGCACCTTTAGGGATTAAGATAAATTTTCTTTTAAATGAATATCCAGAAAGGTTATCTGCATATCATGTAATAAAAGGATATGGGATTTATAATAGAGTAAATACAAAGCTTTACAAATTTAGAGATATAAGTTGTCCTCATCTATCACCAGAACCAAAAGCTATATATAATGTGATTGATGATAGAGCAATTTTAAAAGTAGAAAAGAAGGTGGGTTAAATGAATAAAAATGAATCTCTTGCTATTTTAAAAGAAGCAGAAGAGTTTTTCAGAAATATTTATAAAGACGAGACCAAAAGGAAGGAATTATCTAAAAAAATTGATGATTTTCTAGGTGAGAATAGTTTAACTTACAATGATGATTTTCGTTCTCGTTTTGAATTGGTAGGTAACTACCCCATAGACAAAGAACTTAAATATAATGAAATAAATTATAATAATTTAAAAGATTATGAAATTAATTCTTTAAACAATACTTATAAAGGTAAAGAAGATTTAGAATTAAAGAATAACTTTTATACAAATAGTGAACAATTATGGATGGTAGCTTAA